ACACCAAGCCCAAAAACTAAGCCCTCAAAACGCCACACAGCCCCTACTGCCCCCTATGGCATTAGTGGGGAGTGGGTCAAATCGTCAGCACACAAAGGCAAGGACACCCCGCCCCGAGTTTTTCACACCTGTCGGAATTTCAGGCTTTTCGGGGTAGGATGGGGTTATGGTCAATTACACGAAGCCAGCAGAGTTGAAAATCTTGCAGGGCAATCCGGGGCAGCATAAGATTCGCACGAATGATGCGATTGCGCCTTTGGAGTATGGCTATGTTGAGCCGTTGCGCCCTTTGGGTGAGGTTGGTAAGCAGTTGTGGGATACGGTGTTTGGTGCTGGTGAGTTGTGGATTTCTATTAAGACTGATACTCAGTTGGTGCAGATGGTTTGTGAGCAACTTGACCGCCGTGAGTGGTTGAGGCAACATATTGTTGACCATCCTGATGAGTGGCACATGGTGAAGCAGTTGAATGATACTGAGACGATGATTGTGAAGAATTTGTCGTTGCTTGGGTTTACTCCGGCTGACCGGACAAGGCTTGGGTTGGTGTCGGCTAAGACTAAGAGCAAGTTGGAAGAGTTGTTGGCTAAAAAGGCTCAGAAGTCTAATGGCGAGTAGTTGGCCTCCGGCTTATTTGACTCCTGTTTCTGATGAGCAGATTGCTCAGGGTGATGGGGAGTTTGCTGCTGAGTTTGCTGAGACTTTTGGTTCGATTGGTAAGGATGGTATTGCTGGTCGGGCTGGTGAGGCTTTGCGGTTGCGTGATTGGCAGATTGAGTTGTTGAAGCGTCTTTATGCGCGTGATGCTGATGGTGGGTTGGCTTTTCAGACGGCTTTGATTGGGATGCCGCGTAAGAATGGTAAGTCGGCGCTTTCTTCGGCTGCGATTGGTCTTTATTCGTTAATTGCTGAGGGCATTAATGGTGGTGAGGTTATTGCTGTTGCTGCTGAAAAGGAACAGGCTCGTATTGTGTTTGGTGAGGCTAAGCGCATGGTCGAGTCGAGCGAGTTGGCTGATATGTGCCAGATTTGGAAAGATTCTATTTATGTGCCTAGCACTAATAGTGTTTTTAAGGTTGTTTCTGCTGAGGCTTATTCGAAAGAGGGTTTGAACCCTAGCCGTGTGATTATGGATGAACTTCATGCTCATAAGAATCGTGATTTGTATGATGTGTTTTCTTTGGCTATGGGAAACCGTGGCAAGATTGGGCAGTTGGTTGCGATTACTACTGCTGGTGTGAAGTCGGATAGCACAGGTCAGGATTCGATTGCTTACAAGTTGTATCAGTATGGCAAGCAGGTTGCTAGTGGTGAAATTGTTGACCCCGCATTTTTTATGGCTTGGTGGGAAGCGCCACAGGATGCTGACCATCGTGAGCCTAGTAGTTGGGCTATTGCTAATCCCGGCTTTGATGACATTGTTTCGGCTGCTGACTTTGAGTCGGCTGTTAAGCGAACACCAGAAGCCGAATTTCGCACTAAACGCTTGAATCAATGGGTTTCGTCTCAGTTGTCTTGGTTGCCGAATGGCACTTGGGATTCGTGTGTTGGGGAAACTGAACTTGACCCTGATGCTCAATACATTCTTGGTTTTGACGGCTCGTTTAGTGGTGACTCAACAGTTATCGTGGCTTGCTCTATTCCTATCAATGAGGATGATTTGCCTCACATTAGTTTGGTTAAGGCTTGGGAAAAGCCCGCTGATGCTGATGATTCTTGGCGTGTGAACATTCAGGATGCTGAAGATGCCATTGTTGATTTTTGTCGCCGTTATAAGGTGCGTGAGGTTGCTTGTGACCCTTTCCGTTGGCAGCGTTCGATGGAAGTTATGGCTGACAAGGGTATTCCGATTGTTGAGTGGCCTAGCACTTCGGCTCGGCGTATGGTAACTGCGTGTGCCAAATTTTATGATGCTGTTGTTGAGAAACGCATTGTTCACGATGGCGACCCCTTGTTGGCTCGTCATTTATCAAATGCTGTTGTCAAAAATGACAATTTGGGTGTTCGTATCGTAAAAGAAAATCGTGCAAGTTCTCGGCGTATTGACGCTGCGGTTGCTGCTGTTCTCGCATACGATAGAGCAAGCGGTAGAATAGAAAAGGCAGTAGTGCCTCAGTTCTTTATTTAGGTGGCGTAGTGGTTGCGACAATTTTGCAAGCGGTTGGTATCGCTGTTGTGTCTTTCGGTGTTGGGCTTATCTTTGCCCCTGCTGGTGTGATTGTTGCTGGCGCTGGTTTTGTTTTGTTTGGGCTGGCTATTGAGCGAGGTCGTAAGTAATGCTAGGTAATCTTTTTGAGAATCGCGCCATCAGTTTTCAAACTGTTTGGGGTGCTGGTGTAGAAACCACTATTGAAAGCAATGCTGGTGTTGCTATCAATGCTAAGAACGCTTTTGAAATTGTCGCGTTCTTCTCGGCTGTAAGCCTTATCAGCGACACTATTTCTACTTTGCCTTGTGATTCATTTATTCGTGTGGCTGGTGAACGCCGACCTTACCGACCAAAGCCTATGTGGATTGAACAGCCAGATGTTGATACTACTCGTCAGGCTCACTATGGTGCAGTTGTAGCAAGTCTTTTGGTTGCAGGTAACTCTTATACTCGCGTTTTCCGTGATACAAATGGTGAAGTTGTAAACCTTGTTGTTCTTGACCCAATGACTGTTGAAGTTAAGCGTTCGGCTATTGGTCGTAAAGTTTTTGTTATCAAGGGCGAAAGCAAAACCCTTACTTCAGATGAGGTTATCCACCTGATTGATTTGGCTGAGCCGGGTTCGCTAGTTGGCATTAGTCGCGTAGCCAAACTCAAAGATGCTTTGGGTGTTGCTAGTGCATTGCAGTCATTTGCTGCTAAGTTCTTTGGTCAGGGTGCTACTACTCAGGGTGTTATTGAAGTTCCGGGTGAGATTTCGCCTGAACAGGCTAAGAATCTTCAGTCTGGTTTTGATAACCGTCATGGTGGTTGGCGTAATGCTCACAAAACAGGCATTTTGTCTGGTGGCGCTAAGTATATTTCAACTCAAGTAGATAACAACGCTTCACAGTTCTTGGAGTCACGCCGTTTTGCTGTCGAAGAAATGGCTCGTGCATTTAACATTCCATTGCACATGATGGGTATTCCTGATACCGCTTCTTACGCCAGCGTTGAACAGAACAACCTGCAATTTGTTTCGCACACACTACGCCCTATCTTGGAAAAGATTGAGTGGGGCTACTCACAGTTGCTACCAAACAACGCATTTATTAAGTTCAACTTCAATGCGCTTCTTCGTGGCGACCTACAAAGCCGCATGACTGCGTATTCTGTTGGTTCTCAGGCTGGTTTCATGTCTGTAAATGATGTTCGCCGACTAGAGGACTTGTCACCTGTAGAAAATGGCGACCAATACCGTGTGCCACTAGCCAACATTGCTCTAACTCAGACAGGAATTGTTGAGGAAGAGAAAAAAGTCAAGATGGCTCAAGTTCTTGTTCAAGTTGGTTATGACCCAACTGAGGTTTTGGCTGCCCTTGAACTTCCACCTATTACTCACAAGGGTGTTCCACCTACACAGTTGCAGAATGTTAACTTGATTAATCCTGCTGACCCTGAATCGGTTTACTAATGGCTATAACTTCAGGACAAGTAATTGTCGGCACTACGCCAGTAGAACTAAGTTCTTCAAATGTTAGTGATTACCGTATTCATATTCACAATAATGATAATCAAGCAAATCTTTACCTTGGTGGCTCAGATGTGACTATCAATAATGGGCTTGTCTTGCAAAAACTTGATTCAACTGAAATAGCATTAAGTCCAAGTGATTCAATTTGGGCTGTTTCTTCATCTACAAATCATCTAGTCAGTTACCTTAAGGTTACATAATGCCGTATTACATTGAGAAAAATAATCCAGATTGCTCTGGTTGGGCTGTTACTGGTGGCGCTGGTGCTATTCACGGATGCCACAAAACTAAGAAAAGTGCTATTGCTCAAGCAATTGCTATTAGCCTTTCAACTGAAGAACCTTTCAAGGGTGAAAGAGCAGCCGTTGGCGAGTTGGGAATTGGCGATTATGTTTCTTGGGATGTTCTTAATCCAGAAATTTTGGCTGAGATTGTCATGGTTGAGGGTGAACTTGCTGTCGTAAATCTTTATGATTATGAAGATGGCGTATTCAAGCCAACTGAGGACATGATGATTATGAACATCTTTAAACTTGAGATTGTTCCACGCCCAGAATTTGTTGTTGAAGATGTGCAGGATGTTCAAGACACTCCTGATACACCTATGCCAGTTGATGCACCTATGTCCACAAATACTCGTTGGACAAAAGCAGCACAGGTCTTGGTTGATAAACTAGAACCAAAGACTGAAAGTGAACCTATGACTAGCACAGCAACTCGTGATAAGTGGTCTGATGTGGCTTATCGCATCAAGAACCGTCTTGAGGGTGGAGTTTCTGAGGGGCGTTCTGCTTCTCAGCCAGAGCAGCGTGTAAATTTTACAAACTTTGAGGTTCGTGAAACTCCTGCTGGTATGAACTTTACTGGTTATGCTGCTGTATTTAATTCTGATTCTCAGCCGTTGCCTTTTATTGAGCGTATTGCCCCGGGTGCGTTTAAGCGTTCTTTGCAGTCGCGTAATGAAGTAAAATTGTTGTGGAATCACGATAGCAGTGAACCTTTGGCATCGCTTCGCGGTGGCACTCTGAAACTAACTGAAGATGCACATGGTCTAAAAGTTGAGGCTACTTTGGCTAATACTACTCGTGGGCGTGATGTTGCAGAACTTATCCGTTCAAAAGTTGTTGACTCTATGAGTTTTGGTTTTTCGGTTATTAAAGATTCGTGGTCTGAGGATGGTTCGGTTCGCACTTTGAACGCTGTAAGGCTTTTTGAGACATCAATTGTTAGTTCACCAGCCTATGAGGGAACTGCTGGCACTATTGCTGTTCGTTCAGTTGAGGGCGGTATTGATGCTGATGCTTTGGCTGATGCTTTGATGCGTTTAGAGTCTGGTGAAGAACTTGAGCCTATTCATGCTTCTTTGATTAATGATGTTGTTGCAAAACTTACTAAAACTGACGAAGTTCAAGAAGTTGAGGGCGACATTTTGGCTTTGAAGAAAAAGAAACTTGACCTTTTGATAGCGGGTATGTGATGGAAGAATATGACCTACTGAATGACCGTCAAAAGGCTCAAGCAAATGACATTGCTGAGTTGGCTGTTGAATTTGGCAAATTTGACCAATCTTCAATGGCTGATGGCGCTCACTATGCACCAGCAGATGCTAACCCTTTTAAAGGCGAGGGTTTGATGTGTCAAAACTGTATTTTCTTTGATGAAACTGCTAATGGTTGTCAGGTTGTTTCTGGCGTTATCGAGCCTGAAGCAATTTGTAAGTTGTGGGTTATTCCTCAAACTAGCCTTGTTGCTTCGCGTAGCCTAGAATTGAAGAAGATGAAACTTAATCTATTTGTGAAAGAGGCTAAAAATGCCAACTAAAGAAGAACTTGAAATTGCAATCCGTGTAATCAATGAGGTTGCTGGCGAACCTGACTCTGGTTTTATTGCTGACTTGGTTCGTGAACTCAAAAAATCTTCAGCACCTGCCAAAGAAGTGCGCGTGACTGAAGCAAAAGAAACGAGATAATTTTATCTCTCGTTTGCCCCACCGCCTTTACTCCCTTTCGGCGGTGGGGTTTTCTTTTACAGGGTGTTCCACACTCTCAGTAAACTTATATACAGGTTGAGCGTTAGCGCCACCGTTTCTGTTCTGTGTCATTCACGGCAGAGTTCCCTGTTTATCCTTACAAAGAAAGACTGATTATGTCTGAATTTATCAAGGGTCAGGCAGAAGTTCGCAACAACCTAGTTGCTCAGATGCGCGAAGTCATTGACATCGCAGAGTCAGAGAAGCGTGGACTAACTGCTGATGACCTACAAAAAATTGACCGCATTGAGGCTGACATTGAAGCCCGCGATGCTGCTATTGCAACTGCTGAAAAAGTAGCAAAGCGTTCGGCTGAGGCTGCTCTTGCTGGTGCTGCGTTCACTCCTGCTGAGCCAACTGCTGACGATGCAGACTTGCTTCGCTCGATTGCTCGTGGTGAAGTTCGCTCACACGAGTTTGCTCGTGAAATGCGTGCTGCTCTAACCCCATCAAGCAACACCGTTCCAACCTCTTTCTACAACCGTGTGTTCCAGATTGCTGCGTTGGTTGGCCCTATGCTTCAGACTTCTGAGGTATTCAACACCGCTTCAGGTGAGTCACTAGTTATCCCAACCGTTACTGCTCTTTCAAGCGCAGGTTCAGTTGCTGCTGGTTCGGCTATTGCTGAAAGCAACCCTACTTTCTCAAGCATCACTCTTGGCGCTTACAAGTATGGTGCTTTGGTTTCAATCTCGAACGAACTTGTTGCTGATGCCGGATTCGACATCACCTCATACATCGCTCAGGAACTTGGAACTTCTCTAGGTATTCAGACCAACACCGTTCTAACCAACTCACTAGTCGGCGCTGCTGGCTCAGTTGTTACTGGTGGAACTGGTGTCGCTGGTGCTGCAACCTACGAGAACCTTGTTGACCTTGTTTACGGTATCGCTGATGGCGCTCGTGTTCTTCCTGACCTCGGTTTCCAGATGTCAAAGACTGGTATCGCATCTGCTCGTAAACTAAAGGATGGCTCAGGCCGTTACATTTGGACTGACTCTGCAATGGCTGGACAGCCAGCACAGTTGCTTGGTTACAATGTTTACGAAAACCCTGCTGTTCCTGCTGTTGCTACTGGTGCTAAGTCTGTTCTATTCGGACACCTACCATCATTCAAGGTTCGTGTTGCTGGTGGCGTTCAGGTCGCACAGTCACAGGACTACGCGTTCAACACCGATGTGACCACTTACCGTGGTCTAATCCGTGTAGACGGTGGCCTAACTCACGCAACCCACATCGGTTACTTCAAGGGTGGCGCAAGTTAATCCTTAGCCGATAATTAGGCTGAACACCCCTCGTATGCGTAGATGCGGGGGGTGTTCTTTTACTATGATTGTTATACCTACTACGAAAGGCACAAATGCTAAAGGGAACTGTTACTTGGTTCAGTAATTCACCCACCGCACCGACTGGTTATGGTGTGCAATCAAATCAAGTTTTAACTCGTATGGTTCGTGATGGTTTGGATGTTGCTATCCAGTCAAATTATGGGCGCGAGGGTGTTAATGGTTTTTGGGATTCTGGCTTTGGGCTTGTTCCTGAATATGCTCGTGGTGCGGATGCTTATTCGCAAGATGTGACTGCTATTAATCATCAGCATCACAAGGCTAAGATTTTGAAAGAAAAGGGTAAGCAGTCTGATTTGCTTATTACTTTGTATGATGTTTGGATTTTGAAGAAAGACAAATACAAAGACATTCCTGTTGCGTCTTGGACTCCAGTTGACCATACTCCTATTCCGCCTTTAGTTGCTGATTGGTTGGCTAATCCTAATGTGACTCCTATTGCTATGAGTAAGTGGGGTCAGCAGCAGATTGAGGCTTCTGGTATTGAGTCTTTGTATATTCCTCACGCTATTGATAATGTTTTTAAGCCAACTGCCACTATTGAGGGTCTTGATGCTCGTAAATTTATGGGTATTCGTGATGACCAGTTTGTTGTTGGTATGAATTTTGCTAATAAGTCATCTGGTGCTATTCACCGTAAGGCTGTTGCTGAGGCTTTTTTAGCATTTGGTATTTTTGTGAAGAAACATCCTGATGCTTTGTTGTATTTGCACACTGATATGTTTGGTGCTTTTGGTTGGCGTTTGGCTGATTTGCTAACTTCTTGTGGCGTTCCGGCTGAAAATGTTTTGTTTTGTGACCAATTGCAATATCGTCATGGCTATCCACAAGAGGTTTTGGCTGCTCTTTATACGGCTATGGATGTTTACTTGGGTGTTTCTTATGGTGAGGGTTTTGGGGTTGGAACGATTGAGGCTCAGGCTTGTGGTGTGCCTGTGATTGTGTCTGATATTTGTGCTTCTTCTGAACTTGTTGGCGATGGTTGGGCTGTTGAGTGTCAACCGATGTGGGATGATGCTCAAAAATCTTGGTTTAGTATTCCTAACATTCCTCAGATTGTTGAGGCTTTGATGCAAGCGTATGAGCGTGGGCAGGGTGAATCTATTAAGGCGTTGGAGTTTGCTGAGGGTTATCGTGCTGAAAAGGTTTGGCAGGAGTTTTGGACTCCGGCTTTGAAGAAGTTGCTAAAGTGATTCCTGTTCTCGGATTTGCGACATTAAAGAGGTTTGACCTTGCACAGCGTTTATTGGACTCTATTGATTATCCTGTCGAACATCTTGTCATTGTTGATAATTCGGGAACTGCAACATGGAATCCTGAAAAACCCGATTTTGTGGTTAATATGTGGATTATCCGTGTGCCTTACGGCTTGGGGCTTGTTGGTGCTTGGAATCTGATTATCAAATCAACACCTTACGCGCCGTATTGGTTGTTGGTAAATGATGATTGCTGGTTTGCCCCTAAAACGCTTTCTAAGGCTGCTGAGAGCATTTTGACGGATGCTGTGAACTTCTTTGACTGTGTGCCTCATTGGTCGGCTGTGGCTTTTGGTGAGGGCTGTGTTGATAAGGTTGGGTTATATGATGAGCGATTTTATCCTCTTTATTTTGACGATAATGATTTGGAACGCCGTATTGATTATCACGGTATTCAAAAGAACTTCATTGATGCGAAAATACATCACGATAATAGTTCTACGCTTAATAGTGGTTTTCAGGCTGAAAATTCTCGCACCTTTTCGGCAAATCACCGACTTTATGAGGCGAAAGTGGCACAAGAAGATTATTCAGAGGGCGCTTGGTCGCTCAAAGTCCGTAGGGATAACCGATGGGATTGAGAATCTATACAGGCGGGACTTTCGATTTATTTCACGCGGGTCATGTTCGGTTTCTGGCTCGTTGTGCCGAACTGGGTGCTGTAACTGTTGCTCTAAATACTGACGATTTCATTTTGGAATACAAAGGCAAGTCGCCTGTGATGAGTTTTGATGAACGCCGCGAAGTCCTTGAGGCTTGCAAGTTTGTTGATGAAGTTGTGGCAAATTTTGGCGGTGTTGATTCGCGCCCAACTATTGAAATGGTCAAACCAGACATGGTTGTTATTGGTTCGGATTGGGCTGTTAAAGATTATTATAAACAGATGCAATTTGACCAAAATTGGTTAGACCAACGCAGCATAAGTCTTTGCTACATTCCTTATACTTCTGGTATTAGTTCTACTGACATTAAGGCTCGTATGCGCTTTAGCGGTAGAATAGACTCATAGATTTTAGGAGTCTTTGTGGCTATCACTAACGGTTATTGCACTTTGGCAGATGTTAAGGCTGCTTTGCGTATCCCATCTGCGGATACTATTGACGACACTATTTTAGAGGGCAACATTGAGGCTGCTTCGCGCCTTATTGATGGCTATACGATGCGCTCGTTTTACAATGCTGGAACTGCTGTCCGCTATTTTGCACCAGATAACATCATTTATCTACCAGTTGATGATGCAGTAAGTATTAGTGAAGTGAAAAGTTCAAGCAATTTGAATACCACTTATGACATTACTTGGGATGCTGCTGATACCCAATTTGAACCGCTAAATGGTCGCGCTGATGGTATGACTGGCTGGCCTATTACTGGTATTCGTGCGGTAGGTGCTTATAACTTCACTCCGGCTCAGGGCATGGCTTCAGTTAAGGTAACTGGTGTTTGGGGTTGGTCTGCTGTGCCTAGTGCTGTAAAGCAAGCAACAATTATTCAGGCAAGTCGTATTTTTAAGCGTTTGGATTCTCCTCTTGGTGTGTTGTCATCACCAGATATGGGCTTTATTCGTGTTGGCACTCGACTTGACCCTGATGTTGCCATGCTTGTGAATCCTTACCGTATGTTGAGAAATCTCGCATGACAACTATTGGCGATATCAAGGCTGGTTTGGCAACTAATCTTGCCACTATTACTGGGATGCGCACTACTTCTCAGATTCCCGAGCAACCTCAGCCACCTGTCGCAATTATCACTTTGAATAACATCAATTATGACACTACTTTTGGTCGTGGTTTGGATGAATATTCTTTCACTATTACTGTCGTGGTTAGCAGGGCTGATGGGCGTAATGCTCAAAACCTTTTAGACCAGTATGTCGCTAAGACAGGAACGCTCTCGGTCAAGAGTGCGATAGAATTAGACCGTTCACTTAGTGGTTCTGCAAATGACTGCCGAGTAACTGGATTATCAACCTATGGTAATCTAACAATAGGTGAAACAAACTACCTAGCAGCCGAATGGTCTGTGACGGTTTTCGCATAGTAGGAGAATAAATTGGCTAAGTTTCTTGCCACTCAGTTTCAGGTAACTCTAAATGGAACTGACTTGACCTCATCACTTCATGCCGTCACACTCGATGTGTCAAGCAACGAAGTTGATACCACCACTTTTGGAACTTCAGCAACTGTTTACAAGACTGTTGTTGGCGGTATCCTTTCAGGTTCAGCAAAGTTGGACTTCTATCAGGACTACGCTGCTGGTTCTGTTGATGCAACTATCTGGCCTCTAGTTAACACCGTAGGAACTTTGGTTATTAAGCCAGCAGGAACTACTGTGTCGGCTACGAACCCCTCATATACAACAACTGTGCTTATCAATGGCTACACCCCAATTTCGGGTTCTATCGGCGACCTGTCGTCATTCTCAGTTACTTGGCCTACTTCTGGTTCTGTAACTCGCGCAACTGCATAAGGAAACTAAATGAAAATCAATCTACGCGTTGAATTGAATACTGGTGATGTTAAGGAAGTAACTTGTTCGGCTGCCGACCTTGTTGCTTTTGAAACCAAGTATGATATTTCGGTTACTTCGTTGGAATCGAATGTTAAATACACTCACCTTTTGTTTTTGGCATGGACTAGCGAAAAGCGTCGCAAGGAAACAACTAAGGACTTTGAGTCTTGGGTTGAGGATGTTGCCTCAGTTGGGGCAAGTGACCTAGACCCAAAATCAAAGGGTTAGGCGAAACTTCAGCCCATTGGCATATTGCTGCGTTGGCTTGTGAAACCGGCATAGCGCCTAGTGTGTTGATGCAAGAGTCTGACCGAATGATTTTTACTATGAGTCGTTATTTGGTTGCTAGAGCGCAAGCACAAAATTCTTACTAAAGAGGCCACCCGCAAGGGTGGTTTTCTTTTTGCTCGGTAGACTTGTTGTATGGCTATTAGCAATTTTACTGTAACGACTGCTAATGGCAGGGTTGCGGTTGCTTTTACTGATGTTCGCCCGATGATTAAAATTTTGGGTGAAATTGACCGAGGACATGTTGTTGCTTTGAGGGCTAAGGCTCGTGAGATTGCTAAGCCTGTTGAGGATGCTATTAGGCGTGGTATTCCATCTGCACCGCCTTTGTCTGGTATGACTCCAAAGGTTATTCCGGGTCGTTTGACTTGGGGAACTGGTTTTCCTGTGAAGTCTACGACTATTCAGACTCCGCGTTTGGCTGTGAAAAGGCAGTATAACTCGATTGTTCGTGTTAGGACTCGTTCTGGTGCTGTGGGTATTGCTGATATGGCTGGTCGTAGTCGTAGGTCTATGAATAAATATGAATACACTCGTGAATATCCATATAGTCGCTCTAAGACTGGTCAGCGTAAGCATAAAATTACGCGTATTGGTTCGCAGAAATTTATTATGAATTTGAATAGTGGTAGAGGTGTCGTTAAGGGTAGTGCTTCTCGTTTTGTTTGGCCTAGTGGCGAAAAGGCATTACCTTTTGCACAGTATAAAATGGAATCAGTTTTGAATCAGTATGCAACTTTAGTTAATGCCAAGTTGAGAGGGTAATTATGGCTGGCAATATTATTCTCCCAATTTTTTCTACTTTTAATGCTTCTGGTGTTCGTCAGGCTCAGCAGTCTTTGGGTGGATTGTCTGGTGCTGTTTCTAGTCTTGGTAAATCTATGGCTAGTGCTGCTAAAGGGTTTATTGCTTTTCAAGCAACTTCTATGCTTGTAAATTTTGCTGTTGGCACTATTACTCAGGCTCGTGACCTGCAACGCAATATTCAATCTTTGGGCATCATTTTTAAGGATGCTACTCCACAGATGGAGGCGTTTGCTCGTTCTGCTAACTCTATTGGTTTGTCTACTTCTCAGGCTGCTCAGGCTTCAACATTTTTGGGTTCGGTTCTTAAGGGTGCTGGTTTTGATACGGCTAGGACTGCTCAGGAAACCCAGAAACTTGTTGGTTTGGCTTCGGACTTGGCAACTGTTTATGGTTACGATGTTTCTGAGGCTTTGACTGGTATTACGGCTTTGTTCCGTGGTGAGTATGACCCCATTGAGAAGTTTGGTGTTGCTATTAAGCAGCAGCAGGTTAATGCTGTTTTGGCTGCTAAGGGTCTTGGTCATTTGACTGGTGTTGAGTTGCTTAATGCTCAGCAGCAGGTTCGTTTGGAACTGTTGTATGCGCGAACGGCAGCAGCGCAGGGTGCTTTTGCTAAGGGTTCTGGCACTTTGTTTGTGGCTCAGAAGAAACTTGAGTCGGCTTTTATTGATTTTCAGGCTACTTTGGGTCAGAAACTTACTCCTGTTTTGACTGAGTATATGCAGAAATTGTTGCCTATGCTTAATATGTCGTCTGCACCTGCTGGTAACTTTTTTCAGGGTATTGCTGATTCTATGAAAGCAATAATGCCTTTGCTTGCTCCTATTGGTAATCTTTTTGGCATTATTTTAAATGTTGTTGGTCAGTTGATGATGGCTCTCGCCCCATTGATTGAGACTTTGTCTGGCAGTTTGGCAAATGTTCTTATGGCTTTGATGCCAGTTTTCCAATTTTTAGCAGATATTATTGGTGGCGTCGCTACTGCTGCTGGTTCTGCATTATCAATAGCGTTAGATACTTTAGCAATTTCTTTAAGAATTATTTTAGGTTTGCTTACAAGTTTTATGAGTATTTTTAGTCCAATCATTGACCCAATTATGGGTTTTTTGGGCGCTGTTGTTGGTGGACTGAAAGACATGGCTTCAGGTCTGCATGGTGTTGCAAACCTTGTTTTGGGAACTGATACTACTTCAATCGCACCATCTGATGAAACTAGCCGTTTGACTCGTCAGCGTTTGGACAGACTTGGTGTCTATATGACTGGCGATAATTCGGGTCAGCAACAGCAACAGCAAAAAGCCAAAAATTATGTTAAAGATTTTTATTCAAGTATTTCTGATGAAATTGCTAAACAAAATGCTCGTCTAAAACTTTCAGGTCTTGGTGCTTCTGAGGCGCTTATTAATAGCATTGTTTCCGGTGATGGTTGGAAAAAGGTTTATACCGACATTATTGCTGGTGGCGCTGCTGGTGTGGCTAAGTTGCAGGAACAGTTTAATAAGACTAAGACTGGTGCTGATGAGTTGGCTGCTTCTGCTAAACAGGCTGCTGATGAATTGGCTGCTTGGGAACAGGCCATGTCTGATATGGCTGACCAGATTTCTACTTTTAATAAGGGTATGAATGATTTGTTAAAGGCTTTGTCGCCTTTGCCTTTGGTTTCTCGCACTTTTGGCGAGTTTGAATCTGCTGTTGTTGATGCTTTTGATGCTATTACTAATAGTTTGACTGATGCTGTTGATAATAAACTTTTGTTTCAGTCATCTGCTGATGATTTGGCTGCTTTTGCTAAGAATACTAAAACTACTTTGGCTGGTATTGCTCGTCAGCGTGATGAGATTGCTAAGCGTATTGCTGATGCTAATGATTTGATTGCTTCTACTAAAAATGCTGTTATTGGGTTTGGCAATATTACTAGTTTGTTGGAGTCGCAGTCGCAGACGATTGTTGAGACTACTACTTCTGTTGTTGATGGTATTCGTTTGACTTTGACTAAGAGCCTTGATGTGCAGGGTCTTGTTGGTGATTTGACTGCTAATTTCCAAAAGGTTTTGGATAAGACTAAGAAGTTTGCTGCTGACCTTAAAGAACTTCGCCGTCTTGGTTTGGACAAAAACCTATTTAAGCAGATTGTTGATGCTGGTGTCGAGTCTGGTGGGGCTACTGCTGCTGCGATTATTGCTGGTGGTTCGGCTACTGTTTCTGAGTTGAATTCGGTATTTGCTGATTTGGATATGGTTGGTGCTGATATTGCTGAGCAGACTGCTCAGGTGATGTTTGGTGCTGGTGTTGATATTACTAATGGTCTTATTGCTGGTTTGATGGCTCAGGATAATGCGTTGATGGGTGCTGCACAGGCTTTGGCTGATGCGTTTACTTCTACTTTTAATGCGCGTATGACTGATTTTATGAATTCTGATGCTTATAAGATGGCTGGTTTGTTTAGCCCTAATTTGGGTGGTGTTGCTGAAAGTATTAATGTTGGTGGTGGAAGTATTGCTACTGGTAATGATTTGGCTTTCCGCGCTGCTTCGGTTGGTCGTGGCACAGTTTATGAAATTAATATCAATGCTGGTATGGTAACTGATAAGGCAGAGTTGGGTCAGACCATTGTTGATAGTATTACTCGTTATGAGCGCACTAATGGTAGTGTTTGGCAGCGTGTGTAATGGCTTTACCTGTTCGTAAGGTTGAACTTGGTTTTGATGAGAATTCGCCGGGTTCTTGGTTTACTTTGGATGACCCTGTTGCCGGAAAACTTGACAATACTCAATACTTTTTGTCTGGTGCTTCTTATTATGATGTAACTCAATATGTAAAAAGTGTTTCTTTGAGTCGCGGTAAGAACCGTGAACTTGACCGTTTTAATGCTGGTTCAGCGAATGTGCAGTTTAATAATCAAAATCGTTATTTTGACCCAACTAATACTTCTTCGCCTTTTTATGGTCAGATTGTTCCGCGCCGTGAGGTAAGAATTACTGCTGGAACTGTTGTGCAGTTTTATGGTTTGGTTGATGACTGGAATTTGTCTTACAACATTAGTGGACAGTCTGATGCTGCTTTGACTGCTTTTGATGGTTTTTCGGCTTTGGCTAGTCAAACTATTACGGCTGGAACGGCTACTTCTCAGTTGTCTGGTGCGCGTATTAATGCTGTGTTGTCTGACCCGGGTGTGAATTGGTCTGCTGCTAATCGTGCTATTGATGCTGGTGGACAGACTTTACAGGCTGATGTTATTAATACTGGCACTAATGTGATGCAATACATTAATACTATTGAGCAGTCTGAGCCGGGCATTTTCTTTATTAGCAAGGATGGTAAGGCTACTTTCAAAGACCGTAATGCGGTTATTGTGAGTTCTGGTGCTGTTGTTTTGTCAGATGATGGTTCTGGTATTCCTTATGGCGATATTCAGGTCAATTATGGGTCTGAGTTGTTGTTTAATCAGGCTGAGTTGAGTCGTTTGAATGGTGGTAAGGCTGTTGCTGATGATTTGTTGTCGCAGCAGACTTATGGTGTTAAGACTTATTCGGCTGATGGTCTGTTGATGAATTCTGATACGGCTTTGGGTTCTTTGGCTGTTTATTTGGTTTCTCAGTATGCGAATCCTGAGTATCGTTTTGAGTCTGTAACTATCCCTATGAATAAGTTGTCTACAGTTCAGCAGAATTCTATTTTGGGGCTTGAAATTGGGTCTGTTTGTCGTATCAAATTTCAGCCTAATAAAACTGGGTCTGTAATTGATAAATATGCTGAGGTTATAGGTATTCAGAATCAGATGGGCATTAGCGACCATAAAGTTACTTTGTCTTTTCAGACTATTGATGCTACCTATTTTGTGCTAGATGATGTGGCTTTTGGTTTGCTAGACTATAACTCGTTAGGTTTTTAGGAGTATTTAATGGCTGGTTCAGGTTGGCGCACTTTTAGTGCTGGTGCTGTTCTTTCGGCAGCGCAGGTTCAAAACTATCTTCAAGACCAAGTTGTTCAGGTTTATGCGACTACTTCGGCGCGTTCGTCTGCGCTTGGCACTTCGGTTGCGACAGGCATGGTTTCGTTTGTTACGGCTTCTGAAGGGCTTGACCTTTATACGCATGGTGTTTGGACTGGGTTGAACTATTCGACCATTACTA